GTAGATGACGGGGAAGGTGGCATGGTGTTGGGCAAACCGTGCTACACGCTGTATCGCCCAGGCGACATGAGCGCCGGATTGTGGAACATGCACCTTCGCCATTTCAACAGGCCATGATTCTCATCGATTTCTTCTCTGAAGCTGCCTGCAAGGGCACCGAACTGATTGAAGGGTGGTATTTCTACGCTGATGATGATGATTCCGTCATTGGTGGACCTTTCCCCAATGAGGAAGCCGCCCTCAAGGCGGCTTTCGATGGACATTCTTGGTGAGACCCGGCTAGAGGTGTATTGGACCCGGCTAGGTGTGTATCTATGGAAAAATTTTGGATCCGGCTAGGTCCGTATCTAGGGTCCGGCTAGGTGCGTATCTAGGGGGGAGGTCCATGCGGCTATGCGCCTCCCCGCATAGTAGTACAAATGTACTATTCGCTTACCATTCATAAGTTTTTCTGATATAAAGAACTGTACACCATAAAATCCTCTTATCATTCGCGGATTTGCGGCCTTAAGTATAAAGAACTGCGCGCCGGGGTTTGTGATGCCTACTCGTGCCGGCCTTGTGTGATGCCTACTCGTGCGCCAGGGTTTGTGATGCTCACTTGTGCGCGCTAGTTGATGCTCACTTGTGCGCGCTAGTTGATGCTCACTTGTGCGCGCTAGTTGATGCCTACCGTTCCGCGCTAGGTGATGCAAACCGTTCGGCCTTGATCGATTCTTTCCCAAACCATAAGCACCGCAAATCACGCGCCAGACCCCTCCAGAAGCCTCTGTGGCGGGTTTGGACCCTTGGCAGGTATGGGCACACCTAGCGGCGGTTTCCGCAGCTTTCAAGCTATGGCTAGGGTTTGAGCCTGTCAGGGTTCGCACCGCTACATTCAGCGGATTGCTTGACAATGGGAGCGCCATGGCCTATTTGCGCGCGCGCGCTTTCCTTTAACGCTTTCAGCATCTCCCGGTCAGCATCTCCCGGACAATGCTCCAACCACACAAACCGCCATAAGCTCCCGGACGTTGTGCCGCTTGCCGTTGTGGCCTAGTTTCCGGGATTGTGTGCCGGTTTGGGCCCATACTTCTACCAACGGCGACCGGGGCGACCCGCAGGCCGTTAGCTCCTTGTTCTTCAAACCATGGCTGCCGACCTTTCCCGGTATCTAATGATCGATGCCAGCACCGGCACGGTGCTCACCGCTGCTACTTGCTACCTGCTAGATGATGACGCCCTGAATCCCGCAGAATGGGAGGCTATGGAGAGTTTCTCAGATGCTGAGATGGGAGAGTTTGCAAAGTCTCGCGGCAAGAAAGTTTCGGACGTGGTGACACTGCGCGCCAAACTCCCCGGCGAATACTGATCTTTCTTTCCTTTCGTTCCTTTCTTTCTTTCAAACCGTGCAACTTTCTAAGCTTTCTTTTCACCTAACTGCAAAGTCTGGTAACGCCAAGACAGGCCCAATGGCCGTTAGCACGTCCGCAAAGTCCACTTGTTCGCCTACTTGCCCTTTCCTTGATAACGGATGCTATGCAACTAGCGGGCCGCTGAATCTACATTGGCTGAAAGTTTCAAGCGGCGAACGTGGCACGAACTTCGCAACTTTCCTGCAGAATCTTCTACAGCTTCCGCAGGGTTCCGCATTTCGTCATAATCAGGCCGGCGATCTTCCGCATAACAATGGAAAGATCAGCGAAACTTTCATCCGAAAGATGATAAAGGCCGTCTCACACTTGCGCGCCTACACTTACACTCACCACAGTCTAAAAGTAGGAGAGAATCTTTCCCTAATTAGAAAGGCGAACCGTGCAGGTTTCACTATCAACGTGAGCTGTGAAAGTGAAGCCCAAGTTGATGACGCAATCGCGCACAATCTCCCGGCCGTTGTTGTTGCAAAGTCCACAGAATCGCGCACAACGTGGCACACTGAAGGCGGAAACGTTGTGATTGTTTGTCCTGCACAACGTAGCGACACTGTAACGTGCAACGACTGTATGCTTTGCCATAAGCGAGGCAAGAAAGTTGCCATAGCTTTCTTAGCGCACGGCACAAGCAAGAAGAAAGCAGAAGCCCATCTTTCCTAAGTTCTTCTATTCTTTCCCTCGCAATCTTTCACGATGTTTCACCTAACCTCCACAGAATGCGGCCACACTTTCTACGCTGAAACTTTCCACACCGTAGAAGATGCGCAAGACGCAATCAGTAGGCTATACGATGCCCTAGAAGATTGCACCGGCTCCGGTTACTCTATCCGTTGTGCAATCGCTGAGCTAGAAGATCAACTAGGCGAGCATCTTATGGCACAAAGTGAAGATTGATCAGCACCGTCTAGAAGGGCCCACAAGGGCCCTTTCCCATCTCCCGGCATAAGGGCCCACAAGGGCCCTTTCAGCGTGTCAGGGTGGCGCGCGCTGCGCAGTCTGCCGGCCTTGCTATAGCTGAGCTTTTATCGGTGGAAGGGGTCACCCATGCTCGATACGGCATCGTATCGCCAGGCTACATCCTGTCGTCTTGATACGATATCGTATTGCCAGTATTGATCAGCATTCCTGATCGTTCAATGCTTGACACGCCGGCCGGTGCCATGCAAGAATAGCGAAGCAATGGTTGACATAGCGCGGTAACGTGGGGGTTTTGTGCCAAGCTTGATGGGCTACCCCAAAACAAAGTGCCGCAATTTTTGATCAACTATTTTCCTTTATGCATACGCGCATATCACAACTGAGAGCAGACTAGGTTCATTTTTGCTTTTGCAAGTGCGAGGCCAAGTTCGATTAGTTCTGTTTCGTTTGCGTCATTTTTCAAGCAATTTGCTTTCCAAGAAATAATCCAAACATTGTCTTTTGTGTATCCTCTTGAGCTATCAATACGATCTAGCGATGGAGCGCAGGGATGAGCGTTACCTTGTTCTCCTGCTCCATAGTTAGTTTTCCAGCGAAAAGGAGCCCCGGTAATAGGACAATTATCGGTTACGAGGGAATATAGGAATTTGGAATCAAGGTCAAATTCCCAGCCTTTAGTTTTTGCTCTATGTTTAGCCGCTGAGAGCATTTTTGCGATTCTTGATGCCACGGGATTTGCATTGCGAGCAAATGCCCGCGCGTTGTAGTTTCTGTTGTAACTGCTTTCACATGCTTTACATGCGGATCTGCGACCATCTTTAGCTCTGCTTCGACGAGTAAATAGTGATAGCGGCTTTACGCGAGCACATTTAGAGCAGGCCTTTGTTCCTTCCATGGAAGGCAAATTAACTGGGCAAAGCATAGCCATGGTTTATGAAAACGCAGTGCTGATATGGCGAACCAAGGCCCCAAAGGCCGCCGGTGAGCCATATGGCGAAGCTCCGTTTAGAACATTCACCAGACATTCCTTTCCATTGTTCTCTAGGGGCTCCTCCTCAAAGAGGAGCCCTGTGCCCGAACGGGATAATTCTGTGCAGGCGGAGCCATTTATGCCTGTTTTTGCGCGTTCGGGAATGTTGCACGCATTTTCCCCTTGCATTTACCAGGCGTCCTGGAGCGACGCCGCTTTGAGGCGGCGTCTCAGCGCTGGAAGGACATTTGCCAGTCCTAGAAGGCTTGCGAGGGGCTTTGGCATCGAGAGCTTTGGTTGCTCTGGAGCGCTCAGTGGCCGCTTGGGGCGGCCCCTCGCTTAGTGCTGAATCACTGGTGAGACGCCATCACTAGTGAGGCGTCGCTCGTCAGTGTCGCCTGTCAGAAGGCAGGCGTTGCACTATGCATCCAGCATAACGCAAGCTGAAAGGAGTTGTTTCTGTCCCTTTACTCCCGATCCAAGTATGATAAGGGGAGTTGGGCTCGTTTCCATGGTCAAGCAGAAGCCTTTGCAGCGCAAAACTGACGGATGGGTGTATTTCGTGCAATGGTCATCGATGCCATGGATGGTCAAAATCGGCTTCACCACATCGCCGCAGGACCGTTTCGCATCGTTTCTCACTTGTTCAGCGGACACGCTGGTGGTGCTGAAGATTTTTCAGGCTCCGCGTGAAATGGAGAAGGATTTGCATGATCGTTTCGATGCGGCAAGAGAGAGGAGAGAGTGGTTTCGCATGTCTGCAGCGATCAAGAGGTATTTGCAGGAGGAAGCACCCTGTCAAACGCTTGAAGCCAAGGTGAAATTTGGCAGGGGCATGGAAGACGACGTGAAATGGGTGCCCATGAGGCAAAACACGTCTGTGCTGCTAGGGGCGATGAAACAGGAGCAGCGCATCCCAGGGTTTATCAAGAATGCAAGGCTCTATGCGCTTTGGGCCATTGATGATCTTGATGCGTGCGATTATTTCGTCACATCGAATGCCATCATTCATCACGAAGCAAATCGTGACATCTACAAAGCGAAAACTATTTACAACCAGTTGATGGACTTAGAAGAGGAGAAGCTTATTGCAAAGAGGAAGGACAAAACATTTTCTGTCACAGAAGAGGGCAAGTTGGAGCTAGAGAATGCGGAGATTGATCACGCAGAAGCGAAGCCAAGAAAAAGCGCGAAAAGCTTAAGGCTTAGTTAATGCTTCCGCACATTGTGTTAATGACTACTTCCCTTCCATTGTTCTCTCTTTAGCGTGAAGAGATACAGCGGAGGCCACCATGTGGGACGATCTGCCAGAGCCCTTCATGGTCGGCTCAATCAAACTATGGCCCGCCCATAGCCGCCCTGGCTACACGTGGTTCATTGCTCACGAAGGTAAGCCTCATTACTTTCGCAGCAAGAATGAGGCAATGCTCTTCGCAAAGGACCGGCAGTCCATTGAAGATCCTGAAATGCTGTGTGACTAGCGAAAGATTTGATTAAGGAGCCAGTAGACGTAGCTAAGCTGGTTCCGTTCAAGAGCCGCCTTTGAGGGCGGCTCTTTCGTCTCAATCAAGGATGAC